ATACGGTCCACCAATAAGTTGGGTTGACACACTGAGCCTTGGCAACAAGGAAGAACAAATAGTCTAGAATGTTTGTTCAAGGTGCAACGGGTCAACCCCTCGAAATATATCAATGCAGGTTTGCAGGCAGCAGTGGCATCACAGGCGTCGTGCTGGTTGTGCTCAAGGTTCAAGTCCTTGGTTGATACCAAAACAATGCAGGATTGGCGCAGTGGTAGATAAATACTTTAAATAGGAGATACTCTACCAATGAAAACATTTTTTTGCTTAAACTGCGGTAAAGAAAACAATTGGAAACATAGCACTACAAATAAGTATTGCAACGGAGATTGTTTTCAACAACACAAATGGAATTCTAAAAAGAAACTTGAAGTCGAAACAGGTTTGGTGAGTGACGGTAGTCCAGCACTAAAAAAATACTTAGTTGAGACTAGAGGAGAACATTGTGAAGAATGCAATGTTGGGAATTCTTACAATGGAAAACCATTAACACTTACTGTTGATCATGTTGACGGTGACAGTGATAACAATTTTCCTAACAATTTACGTTTGTTATGCCCAAACTGTCATAGTCAAACTGACACTTTTAAAGGCAGAAATAAAAAGAACTCTGCAAGAAGCAGATATCAACGTAAATATAGAGATAAGTTGCGTGGGTAGCTCAGTGGTAGAGCAGGGGTTTTACACACCTCAGGTCGGGGGTTCGATACCCTCTTCACGCACCAAACTATAGCGAGGTGGGCGGTTCGAGTCCGTCATTCCGCACCAATACGGACAGGTGGTAGAGATGGATTATTACAACGGTCTTGAAAACCGTCGAACGTTAGTAGCGTTCCGTGGGTTCGAATCCCACCCTGTCTGCCAAATTAAACGCACACTGTGAACCCTCAAGTAGCGTAAGCATAGCAACGTGAGCAACTGTTTGAAATAACAGTGCGGGGCTTTTGAAAGCATATCAACACTGGATGTTGGTTTGGAACGAGATAGTATACAGTGTTTTAGGCCGATTGGTATATGGGTATTACACTTGGCTGTCCACCAGGTAAAACGGGTTCGAGTCCCGTATCGGTCGCCATTAATAAAGGAAGACTCAAAGTTTGCGTTTAGCCCGTTGATTCGGATTGGGCGGAAAATGGTTGGGTCACGCCACGAGCGGGCAGGGGGCTGCGTGACGAAATTGAATTGTGAAGCAGTTGTCGGTCTGCGTTAACAAACACCGTCAAAATTGCGGGTATGGTGTAGCGGTAACATGCGAGCCTTCCAAGCTCTTGTCACGAGTTCGAATCTCGTTACCCGCTCCAAATAATCCGTATGTGAGAGGACAATATGAAAACTGAAGATGAAAAGAGAGCATTTTACGAACAATGCTCAGAAATACTAGGAATAGCACACGTTTACAACAAACCTGTAGCAAAAAAAACTAGATGGAATACACGTAGACTTGGTAACGGACGTTACTCAGGATTTGGCCTAATACACTGTTATGGTAGTATTGTGAGAGTCATAAGCCGGCACGGAACACGAATGTTCAACTCATATGAAGCTGTATATGATTATTTGCACATTGTTCTTGACAAAGAGAAACATTTATAATATAGACAATACAACGCCCCTAAAGCATTGCTGGCGATGCAACGGATTTGTAACCCGAAGATAGTGAGTTCGATTCTCGCTGGGGGCACCAAAACTAAATGGTCGGTGGCCCGGATGGTAAGGGGCGGGATTGCAAATCCCAGGCACGTAAGTAGTGAGTTCAATTCTCACATCGACCTCCAAATAATAAATACTGTATGAAAATATTTGAAATTTATCAAGGTAAAATAAATTGGATTGCTCCTAACGCAGATCAGGAGCATAACGAAGTTCTTTATCAACTTGAAAATTACGATCCGCAGTGGATGCCAGATTGGGTGCATGAACGTTTGCAGAAACTAGCAGACAAGAGAGTATTTCGTGCTGCACTTGCAAGGGCAAAAATAAAGTTGTTGTCTAGGAACGATGTAAGAGGCGCAGGCAATACAGGTGATAGTTGGACTGGTACGCTCAAATGGACTGAACCTGCAAAAAGCGCCCGCGCACCAAAGCTATACGGAAAAGACAAGCAAGTAGAGCGTCCTATATATCTTCAAGATCCTGAAACTGGTGGGATTTGGTTATTAGGTGGACATCATAGGAGTACCTATGTTACTGATGTTCTCAAACAACCAGTAGAAGTTACTATAATTTAATTACAAAATTGTACAAGAACATAAATATACAAAATAATGCGGGTATAGGCCAATTGGTAGGAACAAATTAGCGTTTGTCTACTAATTTAGATAAATAACTATATGAATAATATAGTTATACCACAAGGAAAACGGTGCGATAGTGGCTGTGGCCAGCCGGCGCAATATTTTAGTAAAGGCACAGGCAGGTACAGATGTGCTAACAGTTCTAATAGTTGTCCTGCTAACAGAGCAAAGAACAGCAAAGGCTTAAAGCAAGCCCATGCTGAAGGAAGAGTACCTGTCTTTACAGATGAAATGCGTGAGAAATCGCATATTAGTCATAGACGCAGGTTAGTAGAAAAGAAATCTTTTGAAGAACTTGGACATAGGCTGCGCAAAAAGATTGTAATGGAAGAGCAGGAATATAAATGCTCGCATTGCAAACTTAACGAGTGGATGGGTTTGCGTATAACATTAGAGTTGGATCACATTGACGGAAACAACAAAAACAATGTTAGAAGCAACTTGAGATGTCTTTGCCCCAACTGCCATAGTATTACTGATACTTGGAAAGTAGGACAGCGCCAAGGAAAGCAAGTTAGAAAATGTAGCGATGAAGAAATTATTGCTGCATTTAAAAATAATAATAGTATGAATACTACGTTGAAAGAGTTAGGATATAACTGGGGTAGTGCTACAACTGTAAAGAAAGTATTATTCCAGTATAAACTAATTGATTCAATTTAGCCCCTGTGGGCAAATTGGTAAAGTCGTCCGGCTTAGGTCCGGTAGTTTGGGGGTTCGAGTCCCTCCAGGGGTACCAATTATACTATTAAACTGCGAGAGGGACTCGAGTCCCTCTACCCGCACCAAATTAGAAAAGGAGAAATATAATGACATTTTTAAAAGGTTACAGGACTATTATTTTTAACGTTGCAACTATTTTAGCAGGTATTGGTGAACTATCAGGTTTGATTAATGTTGTTGCACCAGGCAGCGAACCAATTATAATGCTAGTTGTAGGCTTTGCAAACGTTGTGTTGCGATACTTAACTGACACCGCAGTAGGTGTTGCTAAAGCAACAGAATAAGAATTTTTGGGAGGTAGCTCAATTGGTAGAGCAACGCAGGTAGAGGGTTAGAGTCTCTTTACCCGCACCAAAAACTTACTACAACACAGAACACTGTGCCGGGAAGGACAAGATGGTTAGTCACTTGGCTCATAACCAAGAACTCTGGGGGATTCAAGCGCCCCTCCCGCAACCAAGAATAGTTGTTGACATTAGAGTCTACGTAGACAACCAAGGTGAAAAATGAACATCAATAACTTAATACACTAAAACTATTTTGGGAGGTAGCTCAATTGGTAGAGCAACGCACTTTGAATGCGCAGGTTGCAGGTTCGAATCCTGCCCACCCAGCCATAGGAGTCTTATGTCAAGACTCGACCTTAGCTAAAGCTGGCGAAATATACAGGTCGTTAAACTGGTTACAACCTGAGTAGAAATAAACGTTGTAAAACTGCTCTGCAATTTTAAACTGTTGATCTAGATACCACAATGTGGTCGTAATGCTGGACAACTTTCGGATCGACTAATACGTGAGATCCAGCAACGCGGTGGGGACAAACAAGCGGTCCGTGGCTTTTACGCTCGGGTCGTGAGGCGGTGGCTCTGTTATAAACAGAATGCTGATCGGGACTTGTTTAATTTTTTTTGCATGTACATAAATAACTTGCAAAACACAAGGAGAACATTATGTTTGCTGAACACAAGAAAAAGATTATAGCTGGTATTGCAGCCGCATTTTTAGCAGCATTTGCAGTATTTTACGAAGGTGTAATAAAAGTTGTCACAGACACTCTTATTAATCCTCCTACAGTTGAAACAACTGTAGATCCTCAAATTACTGATTCAGTAACAGCAGAACAACCAAAAGAATAACGTCGGTGTCGCGTAAAGTTGGCTGGTGCCATCAACGGTCTCCAAAACCGTCCGCTAGGGGTTCGATTCCTCACACCCTCGCCAAACTTTTGCGTCCTTGGACAAGATGGATTGTCACGGGCTTCTAAAACCCAGGAGGCAGGCTCGATACCTGTAGGACGCACCATTACTATAAATTGACTTTCAAGGAGAATAAAATGTCATAGATCAAAATTGAATATGCTTGTAGAGATGCAGTGTTTCATTTTAACAAGAAACACTTAGAAGATGAGACCATTCCTATGTGGGTTATCAAATTCAAAGGCGAAACCTATTACGTTAACCACGTAAATTGTAGTGTTCCATGGAGCACCAAAGAAACGCCAGATAACACACACACCAAAGGTTCTATTAAAATCAAAGATTGTGTGGTTACAATCGACAATGAGAACTGTGCCGATATTAGAGTAATGACTCCAGCAGACAGATTACGTCTTGAACACCGTAAAACTGTAAGAGTTATTACTGAACACGGTGCCAAATTAAAGTCTGCTATTAGTAGTATGGCACATGGACCAATTCGTTTAGCAGGCGGAGGATGTGGTACACTTTGGTTTATTACAGACATTCCAAGCAAGAAACATTTTACAATATTACAGCTACAAATTCCTCACATAAGGCAGTTAATGCCCAATGAGGACTATTACAAGCAATATGATCAAGCCGCACCGGATGACAAATGGTTATCCGAAGATGAAGACTTTGATTATGAAGATCTTTATGAAAATTGAGATCATAAATATACAAAATGCGGGTATGATGTAATGGTAGCCTATAACTTTGCCAAAGTTAATGCACGAGTTCGATTCTCGTTACCCGCTCCAAGATAAGAAAGGTCCTCTACATGATATACGTTTGGATTTACCAAAAGAACAAAGAAGAATATATTTCGCTAATGAATATTGAATGCGGAGGACCTGTCATCCACAAAGAAACTGATGAAAAACTACAAGTTGACTTTTGTGACGCAGCAATGCGCGACTGGGTGCAATGTGGTTACTGGTTTGAGTGGGATTAAAAAATAACGTCTTCTATAATAGAAAGTATTTAGATGAGTAAAATTTCACATTTTTATAATAAAATCCAAGGCTGGTTTTCGTATCCAACAGAGCCGACCTGGGGCGATGTTTATAAAGTAGTAGAAGAACTTTTTCCAAATAGATACGAATCTAGAATAGAGGAAAGTTGTTTTTTAGTACGCAAATAATTAGCCGGTATAGCTGAGTGGTTTAGCAGCTGATTAGTAATCAGCTGACGGGAGTTCGATTCTCTCTACCGGCACCATTAAGAATAAATATTGTATGAAAATATTTGAAATCATTGAAACAAACTCTCTTGCAGATTACACTACTTTTGTTTTAACTGAACAAAAAGGTAGTTGGACTGTATCTCAGACTTCTGCGTATAAACGTGCTTTTAAAAAGTACAGCAAAGAATCAAGAGTTATGCAACCACTGCAAAAACTGTTGTCGTTCATTGAGCAATATGATCAGCAACCATCTATGCGAGATTATCCACCCGAGTTCAACGTTCACATGTTGCAGTATCACACTTTGTACGAAAGACCACTTTGGGCGCATTTAATGGGATCTAGAATTGGATTAGTTTTTAAAGTAACTCCTGGAGAAATACAACTGTTGTGTTTGGGCACTCATGAAGATTGTAAGGTTGGTAAATTTTAGTGTTGACCTAGTGTATGCGCTATGCTATACATAGTGATACACAGAGGAGAACAGCATGTCTGAGTATTCTGACAAAGAGCTTACTATGTTTGTAGAAACTGTAGCATTAATTGATTACTTGAATATGCTGCGCAAAAAAGTTTGAAAAAAGACTAAAAAGTAGTTGACAAACACAAGAAGATACACTATATTAAACAAGTAAGCAGCAAACAACGCAGTTTACACGTTCTTTGAAAATTAGGTAATGACTGTGTTTTAAACTATACATAAGGCGTAGGCCGCGCCGATGTTATGGAACAGGTCGACCTTACGGTCGACTCGGTGGTTCAATTCCACAATGTATAGTTTTAAACACAGTAAGATGGGCGGCTTAGCGTCCATACAAGGGTAAGTGCAGTAATGCACCCAAAGACGGGTTTCCTATAAACCGGCGCCAGCAATGGTCCATCTAAGCAAGCCTGAACTAAAGTTGACTCGTGCAAACGAAAGCAACTTCCGTCCGTAGAAAGGCGGTAGGCAGTAAGTTAGGAACAGTGTCCGAAAGGATAGCTACGGAGCCGGTCGGTGAGTAGTAAAAGGGTTGGCGCCCAAACACTGTTCAGCCAAACTAACGAATGCTGAAAGTTAACAGGTAGCTACACTGTCTGAGCCCGCAAGCAAAGGCGTAGTAGCATTACAAGAGTGGAAGGGTTAGGACCCGGATACTTGAAGTAACGCTTAGTAGCCCGCAAGGCCAAAAGCAGGAGGTGTGTTGTATACTGTATCTAACAAGATATGGTGCAACTGGAGTAGCACATCTCAATAGGTTCGCAAATAACTCAGCGGTAGAGTAATTCCCTTCTAAGGAATCGGCACAGGTTCAATCCCTGTTTTGAAACAAAAGCGAAAGACTACTCCGGTACACTGTGAAAGGTGCTTAATACCACACTGGCAACAGAATGTGGTCCACAGAAGCTCGCAAGGCGGACGTGGTTGTTCGGAAAGAAGACGTAACGGTTTAGCGACTGTGAACTGCTCGCAAGGTAGGCGGAAGATAGAAGGACGAATAGCAGTGTGCGACAGGTGACACGCCACACCTTAACAAGGCAGCACTGAGCGATACAAGATGACCAGAAATGGCTCTTGTGGACAAAGCGGCAACCATCCTCGCAAGGGACTGGGTACTCTGCAAAGGCGCTCAACGCACGGTATAATCTCAGCCTGTGCAAAAACTAAACTTGTTGAACAGTTTTCGAGTTCCGACCCACTTGGAAGTAGACAACTACTCCATTTCCGAGACTGTTCAACTAGTTAAGTTTATTACAGGGTAAAGAAGCAATTCTGTTTTCACATGCACTTCTCCATGGTGGGCGCCACAAGCGCGGCCGACGGTTCAATTCCGTGTTAAACTTTGGTAGTGGGAAAAAGGTTCGAGTCCTTTGGTAGTGCAGTTGAAAACAGAATTATTGCGGGGTAGACTGGAGGTGGTTCCAGCACGGTCTCATAAGCCGAATACGTAGGTTCGATTCCTACCCACCGCAACCAATTTTAGCCTGCACCTTGAGGGTGTAAGAGAAGTGAGTCGACCGCGACCCGGCGATATGCTATAGGTTATTGCTAGGCTAATTACTAAATTGTTTAAAGGAGTAAGGATAAAAAACATTCTAGTCCTTACGTAGGTGTAAAAATAAACACATAGTTGTTTGAACGCATCTGGGCCCGATAAATTTGTACTAGACAAATTGCTGATACCACCTTTAAACAACACTTTGCCCTTGTAGGCCAATTGGTAGAGTCAGCAGGTTCAAACTCTGTTTAGTGCGAGTTCGAGTCTCGCCAAGGGCACCAACTAATAAGAAATAAAAGGCGCCTTGTGCGCCTTTTATCTTGACCGCTGTACAATTTTTTGTTATAGTGAACTATAGATTATACAACGTAGAGATAGCTTCAATGAAAGTTAAGTTACATACCACAGCTAGCAAGAATTTTACACATGAACAGTGGCAGCAGATTCACGATGCATTTGAGTTTTTCATTAACAAATATAAAATGAGTGTCTATACACCTCCTGTGTATGTGACCTTTCCGGAGCATATCGAACATAGAACTGAAGGCCAAACACTGGAAAATCTTAGTTTGTCAACTAGTGGACTGTGTACAACCAAGTATATGAAATACGGCGTTGTGATCAAACCCAGTCACTTTATAGTTAAGATTTCTGCTAACAATTCCATGCACACCATCTTTGGGATTATCTTTCACGAGATGACTCATGTGCTACAAGAAATGCGCGGCGACTTTAAACACCTTGACACTGGTGATTATTATTATCAAAACACACGGTTTTCGGTTGACGCGATAGAAAAAGCCACTTATAAAGAATATAAAAACTTTCCTTGGGAAGTAGAAGCACGATCAGTTTCTAAACAACTACTAAATGAATGGTACGCAACTGGCCAAGCCAAACGCTCATTCCTGCAAAAACTAATTTCACTATTTGGAGCATCAACATGAGCGCTGATCAATTAATTGCTAAAGCATTAAGTACAACAAGTGAACAAGAAGCAATTGCTTGTTTGCTTATGGCTCGTAAGAAATCTATGGTTATGAAAAATAAAATCTCAAGTGAGACTACTGAAGATCGTCAGAAATTGATCGATCTTGTTGATAAGTATAACGATTTAGTAAACAATTACATTGATCTACTTGCTACGAAAAATGACTATAGACAAAAGTTTGCAGATGCCGATGCAAAGTTTATAAAGTCTAAAAAACAATCAGAGTTTTATCTATCTCTTGTGTATTTTTTAGGATTCACCATAGTAACACTTGCAGCACTGCTAACTGGTATTGCCTCGCAGTAATAAAAATTAAATAAGGATATAACATGCGTACACAACCCGACTCTATTATTCGAGATCTAGAAAATCACAACAGTCGTCTTGACAAAGAAGCTATTCTAGCCGCAGCCGTTAAAGAAGGACTAGACGAGTTCTTTGAAGGTGTGCGTATGGCACTGGATCCGCTGATTACATTTGGCGTTAAGCAAGTGCCATTTAAAGATACTAACGACAGCCAAGGACTACCTTGGTCTGTTTTTGTACAACTGGCCAACGATCTACGTTATCGTAATCTAACTGGACATGCTGCACGTGATGCTATTAACTTGGCAATGAGTGTAGCTACCACAGGTCAGTGGAACGACTGGTATCGTCGCATTCTTATCAAAGATTTGCGCTGCGGTATGAGCGAAAAAACCGTTAACAAAGTTTGTAAAAAGCACCCGCAGTATCAAGTTCCTGTGTTTGAATGCCAACTTGCACATGACAGTGCAAATCACGAAGACAAGATGCGTGGCAAGAAGCAGATCGAAGTCAAACTAGACGGCGTTCGTGTGCTCGTTGTTATCAACGACAGACACGGAAAGAGCATCGAAATGTTTAGTCGCAACGGCAAACAGTTTCATAACTTTGATCATATCATTGAAGAAATCCGTGCAGTTCTTAAAGATCATCCTGCGCCATATCCATTGGTGCTGGATGGAGAAATCATGAGTGCCACCTTCCAAGACCTTATGCGACAAGTGCAGCGCAAGTCAAACGTAAACGCAAAAGATGCAGTACTCAACTTGTTTGATATCATTCCGCTAGGCTGTTTTAAAAACAAACAATGGGATAAGCCTCAAAACTTTCGTAGCCAAATGATCAGTGCCTGGGTAGACGACCACGCAGACACGCTACAGCACGTTACAGTACTAGGTTGGGAAACCGTAGACCTGGATACCGCAGAAGGCTATCGACGCTTTGTAGAGCTTAATAAGGCGGCTGTAGATGGTGGTTATGAAGGCGTAATGATCAAGGACCCGGATGCGCCTTATGAATGCAAACGTAGTTCTAGTTGGCTTAAAGCAAAACCATTTATTGAAGTAACGTTGGAGGTTATTTCTCTTGAAGAAGGAACGGGTAAAAATGCAGGAAGACTCGGGGCTCTGGTATGCGCTGGGCAAGATCTTGGGAAAGATATTAGGGTTAATGTTGGTAGCGGTCTCACAGACGAACAGCGCGATGCTTTTTGGCGTGACTATAATCGTGTTATTGGATCTCTTGTGGAAGTTAGGGCTGATGCAGTAACACAGAACCAGGACGGCACTTACAGCTTGCGTTTTCCACGCTTTAAGACATTCCGTGGATTTGACAAAGGTGAGAAGCTGTGAAAATTATTGCAAACACAAATGGCGGATACATTTGCGAAATGTCTCGACGTGAAGTATCACTGCTTGGAGTAAAATTAGATAGCATAGGCGACGAGGTTCCTTTAGACCGTGCATTTGATACGCTTGACTCTCTTAGATCTATTAGTCGTACTAACTTAAAATATTTAGGCGAACATATTAGCAAGCTTCAATCCAAATATGCCGAAGTTGAAGACATGTACAATAAAACTATGATGCTTGATACAGTTAAAAACAGCGAAGGTAACAAATGAACAACCGCATTAAAGAACTTGCCAAGCAAGCAGGATTGAAACAAACCAAATGGGCAGATGAAGAAACAGATAGAGAACCTGTGCGTATTTGGCAGGAGTCCCTGAACAATCCTGGATCGTTGGCAGTGTTTGCTGAACTGATTATTCGGGAATGTGCCGAAGTTGCAGACAACAACTATGATCGTGGATTTTGCCCAGTTGGTGGATTCATAAAAGCCCACTTTGGAGTCGACGAATGAACTATGATCTGATTCGTGAAATTGCTGTACAGGCCGGATTGGAAATAAAACCCCGCAGACCATACGACGATGATTGTCTTGGCGGTTATTTAGAAAGCGACGATGACTTCATATCAAACAACCAAGATGCCGTTCTTGCTATGTTAAGCGAGGATGGTCTAGGAAAGTTTGCTAGATTGATTGTGCAAGAGTGCTGTGATCTTTTGACAAAAGAAGGTGACGGATGGGCAGAGTTTGCCAAAAACCCTCCTAAAGGGTATGAACATCAGGTCGGTGAAGCACTGTTTACTGCTTTTCGCTTAAAAGAAGACGCAGTACATACTCTAAAAGAACATTTTGGAGTCGACGCATGAACTATGATCTGATTCGTGAAATTGCTGTACAAGCCGGATTGGACATGTGTGGTTGTGGATGTGATATGCCAACTAGACAAAGCGCAATGTTTGCCGAGTTGATTATTCGAGAATGTAATAAAGTCATATATGACGGAACAAATCCGTCGATATTTTATCAACATCAAATTTTAAGACATTTCGGAGTAGAAGAATGATAAACACGCTACTACGAGTTGACGAGAAAAATATACAAATAAAAGGTCAGCCTGTTGCCTTTGTTGAAAAACTATCTGAGTGGTATTCACTGCCTTGGGTTAGATATCTGCAGGAACACGGTAAAATTGTAAATGTAGATCATTACAAAGACAATTATGCGTACACAGATACATATAAAATTACATGGGAATTATCTGCTGAAAAAGAAACTTGGTTTTATTTACAATTTAGCGAAGATTACAACAACATTAAAAGACTAACATGATAGCTGTACCATTTAGACTTGATCCAATTGATTGCCACACTCGTGAAACTGTTATGATGACCCTTGATTCTTTCTGTTTCATGGATTGGTTAATTTATTTAAAGAAACACGCTATTAAGATCGAGTTTAAAGATCCACAATACCTAGCGGCAATACACATGTACGAAGTAACGTTTGAATTTTATCTCGATCCTAAGCACGAAACGCTTTATAGGATTAAATATTGACAATAACTATAAAGTATAGTATATTTAAATGTAACACGAAACGAGGATTGTTATGGCCCGCAGCGCAGTATTAAAACCAAAGAAAAAAGCAACTGTACGTGCAACACGTCGGGTAAGTGGATTTGCGCTTATGCCCACTGATGACTTCTGGCGAGCAAAACATTTTGTTCACTATGAAATCGAATCAAAAGAATGGGGCGTTCAAGTTAAAGAATACATCAAAGCAAACTTTGATCGAAAAGCAGTGGCAAATATCAATAGATTACCTGAATGGAAGACTTCAAATTTCAGTCATTGGGCCACCACCGCATATTTGTTGAAGACTAATCCGGAACTAGTGCCAGAACAATACAAAACTGGAATAGTCAAGTATATCGGCAATCTAACTGAAGAAGGTCAAATTTTAGCCAAGCTCAAACCAGAAGTAGAGGTCGGCGAAGCAGTAGTAGAGCAGCCTAAAGTAAAATATGTGCCTACGATACAAGAACGTATTCAGATGCAAGTTGCTGACGCTCTAGAAGATATTGAGGAATGGATGGACAGTTTCTTAATAAACAAGGAAACGTTTGATCCTAAAGGTTTTGATTTTACAGGACACTTTGTAAAATATAAAATAACTCAAGCACACGCTCGCAAGATCATGAAAATTTATGAAAGCGAACTTGAGGAGGCACGTTTAATTGTCAACCTGCCTACTCCGCAAAGTATTGCTAAGATCAAAGACGAGCGTGAAAAAGACTTTGCACAGCAAATACGCGACGGTTACAAGCATCTTACTAAAAAGGATGCTCAGAACTACTTAGCAGCGTTAGAGATGCTTGTAGGTGCTTGTATGCTGGTAATTGATTCCAGTAAAGCTACTCGAAAACCAAGGGTTAAAAAAGCACCAAGCAAGGACAAGATTGTAGCAGGACTCAAATACAAACAGGTAGATGACAAGTATCAGATTGCGAGTGTTAATCCTCTTGAGTTGTTGCAGAGCACAGAAATTTGGGTGTTCAATACCAAAACTCGCAAACTGGGAAAATATGTTGCAGCCAGTGATGCTGGTGTTATGACTGTAAAAGGCAGTGCTCTCATAGGTTACGACGAAGTAAAATCTTTGCAAAAAACTCTTAGAAAACCTGAAGAAACATTGAAAGAATTCAAAGCAGCAGGCAAAATCAAGCTAAGAAAGTTTTTAGAAGAAATCAACACCACCGAGACTGTACTCAGTGGAAGAATCGGTGCCGATGTAGTTATTCTTAAAACATCTCATTGAAATTGATAAAATAAAAAAATGTTATATAGTGTTTTTATAAAGAAGGAAAAAACATGCCCTTAGTACCTATGGTAATTGAACAAGAATCTCGAGGAGAGCGTTCTTATGACATTTACAGTAGACTTTTAAAAGATCGTATTGTTATGCTAAACGGTCCTGTGGAAGATAACGGAGCAAATCTAATCGTTGCTCAAATGCTTTTCTTAGAGTCACAAGACGCTGAAAAGCCAATCAAGTTTTACATCAACAGCCCCGGAGGCGTTATTACTTCTGGTATGAGCATTTACGATACTATGCAATTTATTAAACCCAAAGTGCATACTATTGTAATGGGGCAAGCCTGTAGCATGGGATCTTTCTTGGCGCAGGCTGGTGCAGTAGGACATAGATATTTACTTCCAAATGCTAGACATATGATTCACCAACCCAGCGGTGGCGCAAGCGGCATGGCCAGTGACATTGAAATTTCCTACAGAGAACTTATGTATTGGAAAACTCGATTAACTGAGTTGTATGTGCAGCATAACAGTGCAGGTAAAACATACAAAGACTTTGAACATGATATGGATAGAGATACTTTCTTAAGTGCTAAAGAAGCAGTTGATTACGGCCTGGCTGATTCTGTTGTCCAGTCTCGTTAAATAGTGTGTTTAATTAAATTATTGCCTGTATAAATATTTTATGAAAACAATTAACACACAGCAAATAGAATGGTTAAAAGTGTTGTATTTAATTACAGTGTTAACCATTCTGTTTACTATTACATTTTTTATACTAAACATATTAATTTTAGATACGTTTTTTAATATTGCAATTTTTACATGGGTTATTGTTATTTCATGTTGCTGGTTGTGGGCACTGCATTGTATTCTAAAATTAACTAAATTTATCAATGTTACTGTTGGCGAGTTGGAGAAAATTAAACTTGAAGTCGAACAAATTCGAAAAGATATCATCTAACTTTTCATAAGTATTGCAAGTGGACTATGTGTTCGACCCACTCTAAATATTCCGCACACTCCATTAACATAGGAGTATAAAAATGGCATACTATTCTACTAAAACATACGGACACAACATTGGGTTGAGTGCTTGCTTCCGTCAGCCACATGCAGATCATTCGCACTGTCGATTCTTACACGGATATAGCTTGCAGTTTAAGTTTGTATTTGGATGTAACGATCTAGACAACAAGAACTGGGTAGTTGACTTTGGTGGTTTAAAGCCTCTCAAAGCGTGGCTGGAAGATACATTCGATCACAAAGTTGTTCTCGACGCAGCAGATCCTCACCTTGACGACTTTAAGTTGCTTGCGGACAAAGGTCTTGCACAGCTAACCATCCTTGATGGAGTAGGTGTTGAGAAGTTTGCTTATCATGCCCATGTGTTTGCTAATCAGTTGGTAAAAGAGATGACCGATAGACGTTGCTGGGTCGAGAGTGTGGAATGTGCGGAGCATGGTGCTAATAGTGCAATCTATACACCTTTCCGATTACAGAAAATGTCATTTAATGAACCCTCAGTCTGAAAATAAACAAGAACGTAAAGCAAGAAAGGCTCGTGAGAAAGCGGGCCTTTCTACTATTGAATCAAAAGTAGTTGTACCAACTATCACTACAAATAATAAAAACTATGTTGTTTGTCTTAAATGGGGGAACAAGTATGGCCCTGAATATGTCAACAAACTAAAGTCTATGGTATCAAGAAATCTAACTGTTGATCATGAATTTATTTGCTTTACAGAAAACCGTTCTGGTATTGACAAATCTATAAGAGTAGAACCATTACCTGATATACCAGTGTCTGGCTGGTGGTATAAAGTTTGGTTTTTGAGCAACGAACTTCCTATCAACGGAACTTTAATTTTTTTAGACCTTGATCTTATAGTATTTAAAAACATTGATAAATTGTTTACTTATAAACCTGAAAAAAAATTTTGTATAATAAGAGACTTCAACAGAAATATTAGACAAAGTTGGGATCGTATGAACAGCAGTGTTTTTAGAGTAAAAACAGGATACTATAATAATGAATATCAAATTTTTAAGAAAGACCCTCAACAGTTTACCCGAAGAATGCATGGTGACCAGGATTGGATGTTCAAACATATAAAAGAATTTGTTTTCTGGCCCGACGAGTGGATACAAAGCTATAAATGGGAAATGCGCAGTAGAAACGATTTAGGTGTTGTTAATGGGCGAAGAAATTTTAGACATCCAGGAACTCCTAAAATACTAGATCAAACAAGCATTGCAGTATTTCATGGGGAACCCAACATACCGGATTGTGTTGATGAATGGCCAAGAACAAATTGGGTATGAAACGAATAAAACTATTTTTTGAATGGTATAAGCTCTTGCGTTCTAAAGAGCACAATGCTATAAACAGTTGAATACGCTTGGTATAACAGCAAACATTTTAACACGGACAGCACAAAAATATGACACAACGAATCGGCTTTGCTTGCAAGTATCTGCACAATGATCAAACTCTTTCAACAAAATTGTTGGAAGAGATTCAACGTCCATTAACAGAAAAGTGTACTACAGTTGCTTGGCTTAACCGTCAGACTCGAGATGTTGCTGAACAACAATTGTGGACAATCATGGAACACAATGCTGCCGCAGCTAAAAAATTAGTAGAATATGTAGGAAGCTTGCCTCCAGAACTTAGAATGGTTCGACTAGGCAGCAACCAGTTGCCCTGTGCTACACAGGACGATTGGCGTTATTTTTGGCGTAAACCTGATGTGCTGGCATACTGCGAAAAACACTATGGTGCTGTTGGCGAAACTGCACGTAAACTTGATGTTCGATTGAGTATGCACCCTGGTCAGTTCACTGTTTTAGCCAGCGACAACGACGACATCGTAGCTCGCAGCATTGACGAGTTTGAATATCACTGCGACCTTATCCGCTGGATGGGATATGGCAAGCAATGGCAAGACTTTAAATGCAACGTACATATCAGTGGACGTAGAGGCCCTGCTGGCATTATTGATGCTCTTGGCAAACTAAGTCCTGAAGCAAGAAACTGTATTACTATTGAGAATGATGAAAACAGTTGGGGTATTGATGCAAGTCTTGAACTTGAAAAGCATGTTGCTCTTGTGCTAGATCTCCATCACCATTGGTGTCACAGCGGCGGCGAATACATCAGTGTCGACGACGATCGCGTTAAGAGAATTGTCGACAGCTGGCGCGGCGTTCGTCCTGCACTGCATTACAGTTTAAGCAGAGAAGATTACTTAGTTGATCACGATAAAAATGTCAAGCCTGATTTTTCTGGATTGCTGGCCGCTGGTCACAAAAAGGCCAAACTCAGAGCGCATAGCGATTACATGTGGAACAAATCAGCAAACGATTGGGCATTGAGCTTTTGGCCCCATGCTGACATTATGGTCGAAGCTAAAATGAAAAATCTTGCATCAATAACGTTGTATCAGCAGTCTAAAAAAATAAATACTGTATGAGTTATTTAAATCGCATGTACGGTGGGTCAAGACCTTCCGCTGAATCAAATAAAAACACAAATAGAGTGTTAGGTGGCCTGCGCGGGCAAGGCGCTGATCACTATTCTATGCTCGGTGAAGACGGAGTCGAACGCAATGTTCCTACACAAAAATATGTTCAAAATCTTGAACAAAAAATTAGAGAGCAAGATATTAGACTTGCTACTCTAGAGCGTCGAATGCGTACTGAAAGCAACGAGCGTAAGCAAGCAATACAAACATTTAACAGACGTTCGGATTAAAGTTTATTTATAGGCAACCCTGAACTAGCATTTAACGTCCAAACTTTTTTACGCTCAACGCCCTTGCGTTGGGCGAATTTTTTTATGTCGCAGAGTGTGCATACGTGAAAGTAATTGTTGCTCAATCTTTTAGGATCCATTGATCCTCTTTCACGTGTAAATTCTTCATTACAATTGTCGCAACGAAAATGCACAATGGTTTTCTTGCGGGTATAATGATGTTCAACTCCAGTTTTGCTTTTTCTCACGTGTGAGGTTTTGACTATGCTTTGTTTGATAAACATATATATATTTAGTTACATTAAGATTACAAAAAATACCTATAAATAATAGAAAGGGAATAACATGGAAGTTTGCACACTTACAGAATCAGCTAAAAAACAGATCGACACGCTTTGTCAAGAAAACAATTGCTATGCAATTAGCTTGAATATTCGCGGCGGCGGATGTGCAGGATTTGAATACGACTGGGGCACTATGGCTCATCCTTCGGAATTAGTAACCAATGACGTTGTTGTACATACAGACAATGCAGGGAGGTTTGTTATAGGAGCGCACAGTCTTATGTTTTTAATCGGAACTGAAGTAGACTATGTTCGTAGTTTAGTAGGCAGCAACTTTGAAATTCGCAATCCAAATGCAAAAAACAGTTGCGGTTGCGGAGTAAGTGTAAATTTTAATCTTGACGAGCTTGAATCGTCTGACATATAATGGAGTTTGAGTATGGCACAACAAATAGTTAACATTGGCGTAGAAGGAAACGACGGCACCGGCGATAGTATCCGCGAATCCTTTCGTAAAGTTAACGAAAATCTTAACGAACTTTACGCAGTATTTGGACTTGGCGGCCAGATCAGTTTTACGACACTAGATGATGTGCCGCAAGAATACGTTGTAGGTCAAGACGAAAACAAAGTTTTACTTGTTAACAATGATGCATCGGGTATATCTTTTTTCTCATTTGTTTCTGATGCTGGAACCAATGATCCATTAGATCCTGCCAATACTATTGCGTTTTCTGTTGCAGACGGAAAACTGATGGTTAAAGCTGTTAACACCAAATTGAGTCAAGACCCTGCACCATTTACTGTACAACCTTTGAAACTAGGTGCAGCAATTGCATATGACAATTTAACTCAAGCAGATTTATTAGATACCGCAGGAGTTAACACACTTATTAACGAGTGGAACACTGTACACGGTGCAGGAAGTCCGATCTCAGCAGACAATTTACTTGTAAGCAAAGGGTATACAGATGCAAATTATCTGCAACCTTCGGGTCCTATACGTGTTAGAGAAGAACCTACTAGTTTTGCAGAATATACAAAAACGATTAACAGTTTCACCAGCGGAAATGCTGTAATAAACAATCATGGTTTCAACAGCGGTATTAACGGAGTTGGATTTTTATACAACAGCACTGGTTCAAATGCAACTCCGTTGTTGGAAAACGTCAACGCAGGCAGTTTTGTCGCTGGAAGAACCTATGAAATTCTAACTGTAGGAGACACTAACTGGTCGGCTATTGGTGCAACCACGTTTGCTGTAGGAGATCGGTTTGTTGCAACAGGAGTCGGATCAGGTTCTGGTGTTGCTGCCGCAGTTTATTTTGTAAGATTTGTTAATTCTAACCAATTGAGCTTTCATTATACTATTGCAGATGCTAAGTCTGGAGCAAATAAAATTACTCTCAGCGGCGGGTCTGGAGTACAAACCATAACCGATACTGGAATCAATGAACTTTTTGAAGGATACTGGTTAGAAAACGAAGCTGTTCCAAGAAAAGTAATAGTTCGTCGCCAGGGCGATACAATGCAAGGACCTTTGTATCTTTCAGATCATCCTTATCCGTTTAACGGAGTTGGAACTCCTAATACCGAATTTGACCTACAAGCTGCAACCAAACTTTATGTTGATTCGTCATCGTTCGCAAGTATTATTAACCTATTTGTTGCTACATCTGGATTTGACATACAACCAAACACTCCTCCGGGTAAAACAGGAAGATCTTTCAGCTATGCATACAGAACAATTTCTGCGGCTTGTCAAAAAGCAGAACGTCTACAGCAAGGAAGTGCACCAGAACTAGGACCTTATGCACAAACTATAACCTACAACGATGGTGCTATAAATGCAGATGTCAACAGCACTCCGGGCTATAATACAGATGTGGATCAAGACCTAGTAGTTTCTACTATTGAAGCTCAAAGGTTATCAATTGTAAACACAGCAATCGCAGCAATAGAATCTCAATATCCTACTTTTATTTTCGACGAAACTCAATGGAGAGCAGATTTAAACTACATACTTGATGCTGTTAAACTAGATGTACAAGCAGGCATATCTAGTGGAATCAAACACAATTATTTGTCAAGATATGCTGGACTGAGATATTTTAGAAATCCAGTTGCAGAAGTAGCAGTTGATGCTAATGGACAATATACGCAAACTGCATATGCTATTACTCAAACTCGTACTGCAACTGTTGCAGCATTGGTAGCTGCATCCATACTCGAAAGCACAGAATGGAATGATGCTGTTAAAGACCTGTTTGATACCGTATTAGATGTTATCAACCCAAATGTCAACGATCCTGCACTGATTGAAAGTACAAATTATTATACATTTAGAATTAATAGTGGTCCAAACAGTTATGTTGACCAGTCGATATCATCCAATCCTGATATATTTCCTGGAAAATTAATTAGAGGAAAAAGTTCCAGTGCTATAGGTAGAATTGTTACTTATACTAGAGGCGAAGATATTGTAGGAACGCCTTCTTACGATGAAGTAACTATTCAGCTGCTTGAACCTGTTGAGTTTGAAGTAGGCGAAGAACTAGAATACAACAATCTATCCAATGTTCAACAGGTTACAATCAACGTCGAAACTGGTATATATGACGAGCATTTACCGTTGCGTGTTCCTACCAACACATCTATCATAGGTGACGATTTTAGAAGAACTATAGTAAGACCAGCAGACGGCCCAAGTCAATCTCCATGGGCTGACATTTGGTTTTATAGAGATGCTGTTATTGACGGGAACACTGTAGCAACTGGCGGCCTTGAAGGAAAGTACGGATCTGACAGTACCCTAACTGGGTACTATGGACACCATTATCTAACTGATCCAAGCAATGCCAACAGCATACCTAAAAATAACAAAGATCTAGATATGTTTATGATGAATGATGGAACTATTTTACGTAGTTTAACATTCCAACGACACGGCGGATTTGCTGTTGTACTAGATCCAGAAGGACAAATACTTACACGTTCGCCATTTATACAATCGTGCTCAAGTTTTTCCAGAAGCAAGAATGCCAAGACATTTTCGGGTGGTGCATACATAGACGGCTACAGTGGAAACATGGCTGTTAGAATAGTTGGAAAAAATGGAAATTTTGAATTAGATGTTGAGACTCCAGTATACACTGGGCTTGGTATTCGTAAACCGACATTGCCGACTAGCTTTTTTATTGACGGGGTACGATATCAAGTTAATGCTATCAAGGATTACGAACCTGTTGCATTAAGTGCTGACGGTTCAACTACTGTTGCAAAAACAACACTTATGCTAAATGAAACCAGCAACAGCGGAAATGGTCTAACAGTTCCGGTTTCTACAAACAGTCAATATTTTGATGTTACGTTATTAACCGGTGGTAATAAATCTATACTTGCAAACGATTATACCAATATAAACGATTTAGGTTATGGAATCATTGCAAACAATAACGCAAGCACTGAATTAGTATCAGTTTTTACATATTACTGTTATACAGGATATTACTCACTAAACGGATCTCAGATTAGATCTCTAACTGGTAACAACAGTTATGGTACGTTTGGATTGGTTTCCGAAGGAAGTGATCCAGAAGAAAAAGCATCAACAGTTTTGTTGACTCAAGATTTGGCTCAGCCTGTAAAAATATACAATGTTGATCAAATTGTAGGATTGAGTGGAACTGGATTGGGTATTTCCGATGGTGATACATTAACACAAGTCCAAGGTGCTGTAACAGTTACTGGTATTGTTGCATACACAGAAGAAGTATCAGGAAACACACTTGCATATGTACAAACACTGGTAAATGGTGCATTTAACAACATCAACTCTGTTACAACATACGGTGTTCCGGTATCTATAAACAGTATAGGATTTACTTCAAACGAAGGCGATCAGACATTATTTGTATTCGATTTAACAAATTATCCAATGAACGGATCAGAAGTTGAAATATTACACTCAACAGGATTGTATTATCCATATGGAGTTGTGTCTGCATCATCCACTGACATACAGGTGCCTGTAGCATACTGTGATTCAACCAATACTGCAATAAGACGAAGAGTTTGGAGATTGGATCTATCTAGCGGGGTTACAACCGGCGCTGCGGGCGTACAGGTCAATACCACATTTGGCTCTTTTGGTAACTACAGAGACAAACAGAGTTTTCTACTAGATGGACTACCTGCTTCGTTAAATACTAGACCAAGT